CTCAAGAGAGACGCTATCACCTCCAACAACATTCACCTCAACCTTACTCAGGTCAAGGGGAGCATTCTCATCAAATGAATCCACATCGAAGTTGTCTTCTAGGGTTGGAACTCCTTGTTGTGATGGAGGTAGTAGTGCTTGATCGAAAGCTTTAGCTGCCTTCTTCGCTGGTGTTTTCTTAGCTCGTTTTCTAGTTTGTTTTTTCGCTGGCATTGGTTTGGTTGGTTAATTTACTGACAACTCTCACAACTCTCATCATCAAGGTTGCAAGTGCGCTCTGGTAGAGGTTCGTTGAAGTCGTCGTCTGGATCGGTGAACTTAATCACTTCCAATTCGACTCCTTTTTCTTTCAAGGCCTCGGTGATTTCTTCTCCTGTCGGTGTATTTTCTTCGCTCATTGTTTGGTTGGTTAAAATTTCTTGCCGCCAGCACCTTCACGATGCTCCTTCTTATGATCTTCTCGATCCGTGTTGTAGAGAAGTTTTTCTACCAAGGCTCCACCCAAGTCCATGTCCATAGCTCCAGCTAGGTCGAAGATTCGGATTACAGCATCAGCTAGTTCAACTTCAACCATCTTTCGGTGAGGAAGCTTATCATCCATAAGGTTTTTCCTCAACCCCTCCATTGCTTCTGAGATTTCAGAATGAATGAGGCAGAGGATTTCAGGGATGTTTCGCTTACCGATGAGGGATTCACCTGTCTCCAAGTCATTCCACCATCCAGCTTCCTCAGCTAGACCATGACATGTGGCTACGATTGAGTTAATTTCCCCTTCGATTTGCTCAAGCACTTCATCATCGTGAATTGCTTCTGTATGAGTGATCATTGTGATTGCTTGATTTCGTTTAGAGTTCGGGTGATGGCTCTTGCCACTTTTGCTGATTCAGGTGTCATTGCCTCAGTTTCCAGTAGGGAGTGGATACGGATTAGTGCTTGTTGGTCTTCTTCTAGTTGCGCAATTGCGTGTTTATACATTATTGTTTGTTGTTTTGTTGGTTGGTGATTGGTTCTTCGGTCTTGGCGAATTTAGAGAAGTCGGCAATGGAGTCTTCAAGAGGAACATCCCCTTCTTCATCCAGTGCTACCATGTCGGCAACTGCCTTCTTGGTGATTACATAGACAAGCTCTACTAGCTTCATATCTCCTTCTTTAGATGGGCAGGAGGTGATGGTTTTAGCCATTACCACACACATCGCATCAAGGATGTCTGCATAGTTTTTGTGATTTAAGGTGATTGGAAGGATGGCTTCCGTGATTTTATCGGCTAGGTCTTTGACTACTACTCTCATGGTTGTTTGTGTTGTGTTGTGTTGTTTGTGGTTGATTGGTATTTCTTGATATTCGCGCTGGTAGCTGGCGGGACGGCAAGCCCCTGCGCTAGATACCATCTGTTGTATTCCTGATAACAGGCTTTGTGATGAGGTCTAGCTCCGCAGATACATGCGTTTCCGTCGATCATGGGTGGTGAGGGCGAGTTGGGCTGTTCTCTTCCAGTGGTTCCCATTTGACGATATCGGAGGCTTTGAACTGTTTCGGGCTGAAGAAGCTCTCGGGTTCCCCCATCGCTCCAGAGCTACCATAAAGGGCGCGGCATTCCACTCCCTCGGCATTCCAGACTCGGCACATGGCAAACCCATCGCCCTCCACCACTGGTAGAGAATAATGCGTTGAAATTGAATTCGTTTTACTCATCATTTAACTTCGCCTCCAGAGTGTTGGTAGTATTTTCCTTCTTGGAATTTCATGGTTATTTGTGGGTGATTTTAATTAAGAGGCAAAGACCTAGCACCCAAGACATCCCGATGATGGCGATTAGGGAGATGGTCCATCCGTATAGAGGGAGGGAGATGGTGAGTGGTTCAGTGAGGATCATGGTTGTGTTGGCTTCAGAGTTGAACAGCGGGATGCACCGAACGCTAGGCGTCGGTGATCTTTTTGTTCGCTTCAAATTCTGGGGAGTTCTCATTGCAGAGAGGGCAAGGGGTATTCATCACATCCCCATCTGGATCATCGCTAGGAATCATCCGCTGATTGTAACAACGCGAACAAGGCGAAGCGCCAGACACCTCCAGTTTTGTTCCGCATTCAGGACATTTCTTCCAGTCGGGACGCATCCCGTATTTGCATTGTGGGCAGGTTTTCATCGGGGCAGGTGTTCAGGGTCGCTCATGTCAGTTCTTCTTGTTCGCTTTAAGATTCCACTTCTTGAGTGCTGCTTGCCACTTTTGGAACCCCTTCTCGTCCTTGGTGGTCGCCACTTTCTTACATCGGGCGCATCGCACATCGTAACGGATGATTCCATCCATGATATTAAGCCGTGGATGGAACTTCACCGCAGCGCGAGAGCCTACCTTTCCGCCGCAGCCGCACGGCAAAAGCGAACAATTCGGTCGAGGGCAACGGGCGGAGCGTTCTAATTTTAAGGTTTTCATGTCAGTTCTTCTTGCTTCAACTCCCAAGGAGCTTCGTCATACATTGGCTGAACCATTCCCGCCGCAGTCATAAATCTCTTCGTGTCCTTGTCGAACCAGTAGCTCGCCATAGGCAAGTCACCTGTAGCTCTCTGCTTCCTCGTGATGAATTTACCGCATGGAGTTGTTTTCCAGAATGCTTTAATATCAGCCTCACCCCTACCATCGTTCTCCATCTGTGCAATTTGATCCGCTTTCTGCATGTCCCTCCAGACCACCAAGGCGTTGTTGGGCATGTTGCCCCACTCTCCTGCACCGTTGATGTCAGCGAGGCTGGGAGGCTGCATGTAGCCACCGTTCTTAGCCACTGCATCACCACCTGCTTTACGTGGGTGAGCTACGAGGATGTTATGGACAGGGAGTTCACTACCGAAGAGACGGTAATGGTCGGCTGCTGCTGCTTGAGCGGTGTTGTCACTACGATCAATGTTCAGCGTCATTACGTTATCCGTAACAAAGAAGTCGATACCGTCGTTGATGTGAGCTTGTCGGCAGGATTGAATTAGGTGCTTGGGGCAAGTTCGTTTCATCTCCTTATACATGAAGATGCGCTTGGAAAGCCAATCATAGGCCTGATCGTAATGAGGCTTCTGAGAGATGTTTGGATCTCCTGTGAGGGAGACTAGGATTTGAGCGAAGGTTGCTGCTGGAGGTTGCTCAAAGGAGGCGATGAAGCACTTGTGTCCTTGGATTACAAGGTTGGCTACCATGTTCTGAACAGCTTGTGATTTACCGTGACCTGAGTGACCAAAGACCAAAGTGAATTCATGAGGACGGAACTGGAGCTTAAAGTCAGGAAGGAAGAAGGGAGCGCCACCCATCAAGGCGTCACCATTCAGGTAAGAAGAAACACCCTCCTTCAACTCATCAGAAGAAACAATCTGCTTCCGATACCTACGGTAGTCACTGGCACGAGATTCCGTCTTCTGCTTCACCTTAGACAACTGCTCATCAACCTTCTCGATTAGCTCCTTCACCTCATCGGGTGATTCGTATGCTGCGGTGATTGCGTTGTGTGAGTTGCGTATGATTTGCCTGAGGACAGCCTTATCTTTTACTAGCTGTAGGTGGTTCTGAAAGTGCGCAGGGCTTGGTGAGTAGCCGTAAACATCAGAAAGCATTGATGGGCCACCAACCTTTGTCATGAGTCCGTTATCCAGAAGCTTTTGACTAAGGGAGACTAGTTCGATCTCCTCGCCATCATCAAACAGCTGCTTAATGATGAAGAATAGGGTTGAGTTGTTGGGTAGATAGAAGTCGGACTGCTCCAAATTCTCATCCATTGCAGCCTTCATGTAAATCTGAGGCTCTTGCAGGATTGAAGAGAGAACTGATTTCTCACACCCCACACTATGAGGGGGAGTCTTAGTTACATCATCGGTTTCATCACTCATCTTCGATCTCCTCGTTTTGTCTTTTCTCACTAATCCTAATCAAGGCATTTTTGAGTGTTGGGTCACCAGTGATTTTAGAGTGGTGCGCTATGACCTGCATGAAGAGGTTGGTGTAATTGGCGGAAGCTAGAGGCATTGCCGCGATAAAGCCGTAGATGGCTGAGTTCATCCTTTTCATGATCTTGTTTTCATCTTCCTTGGAGCGCTCATCAATCTTAGCTTTCATCTTCTCATCTTTGAGTAGATGAATGTTAATTTCAGATTGTATTTGGATGGTCAAATCACACATGTCCTCAAGGAGGGACGTGAGGTTTTCTTCGTTTTCAGTCATTAATGTTCGGGTGATAAAGCTGAGAGTGATTCCTCGTGGTGACAGAAACGGTCGAAGTGGTGACGACCCAGCCAAGAGTCCCAATACATTCTCTCAAGGTGGTAGGCTGCCCACACCTTATGCCATGCGCGACGTATTGCTTTAGGAATTAGCTTCTTCATCGTTCTTCTTGGTTGATTTCACAATATCACCCATCAGCTCTCCGTTGGCGTAGGCCTTCTTATTCTTCGCATCAAGGACTACAGCGCCTTCCGGTAGCTCTCCGTTCAATCCGTTCACCCATGACCATACACCGTCGTTGTAGATGTAGTAGAGGGCTTTAGATTCCTTGTAAGCATCAATCAGCGTCATTGCTTGCTCATGACTCCTGATGTTCACAATAACCTGATCATCGTCCATTGTTTTGACGATTTGGCAAAGGGAGCGAACGTGCTTTGAGTTGAGTTTGTGTGTTTCGGCCTTATGCAGGATGAGTTTTTTCGTATTTTTATCAATCTTTGCGTAGTGAGCTTCCTTGTGGTGGGTGAAGGAGACATCATATCGCTTGCTCTCAAACTCATTGAACACCGCAACTGCTGTCCCAATGGTGTTGTAGCTTTTCTCTGATTGATCCGACACCTGAGAGATGGAGAAAGCTTCCCCGTGATACTTCTCAAGAGAGGAGACGATAGAGCCAAGCATCCAGCATCCCTTATCCTCCATCTTAACGGTGAGTTCCTTCAGCTTCAGGACATTGGAAATGACTTCGTAGGATTTTTTGAGAGAGGGAGGATTGGATTGATTGACCACACAAACCCCCTCATCGGTAACGAGGAAGTGTCCATCACCTTCAGTCATCACTTGCATGAGTTGGTTTGAGGCGTATTCCGCTACATCCTCACGTTCTCCGCGTGGTGCGGGTTCTGTGATGATGTTTGTTGGTGCTGCCTGTGGCGTAGGAGAGGCTTGCGCGGCTTCCGGGGGCGCTTGTCCCACATCCGTAGTGATGGAGCTAGAAAAGGCCCTTATGCGCTCTCCAATTGTTCCTGAGTAAACAGGTATCCTCTTCCCTCTCTTCACTGCTTCCGCAATTTCGATGATCATAGGAAGGGGGATTTTCAGTTCATTAGAGAGATCTGTATAGTCGTCTTCTCTGAGCGGTTGATTATTGTAGTGTAGTTGCATGTGTGTTGGTTTAGTCGGGCTAAAGGTGGGTTCGTTCAGTTTTGATGATGATGGTTTCACCAGAGAAATTTGAAAGCCTTTGCTCCCATTCCATCTCCATCACTCCGGGCATTTCATCCTCGTCTCCTGTGATTTCAATTTTAATTCCGTAATCCGCAAGAGCGTCCTTGATGGCGAAGGCTAGGCAGGATTTCCCTGATGCCGTCTCTCCTGTTATTTTGATTATTGGTGGGTTCATGGTTCGACGACTTGACCTTCTACGGTTTCAGATTCTTCAGTCGGAATTTCAATTTCAACCTCTACCCAAAATCTCTTCTCGGTAGGGGGATAAATTCCATTAATGTCGAGGCAATCCCCCATGCAAGACCAGTCAGGCTCTAGTCCATCCTGTGATCCCCATGCAGTCCATCTGCCGTTCGATCCTACTAATATCGGTATTTTAATTCGTTTTTTCATGGTAGTTGATTGGTGTTCCATTCCTTCTGGATAAGCTTCTTCTCTTCCTTGGCTAGCTCCCTAGCCATCTCAGGGGACACACGCATGGTGCATCCCCTGATTACGATGGTAACGAGACGTTTTCTCCTACCGGACATTAGCTTACAAGGGCTTCATTCAAAAGTGATTCACCGTGGCTAACATACTTGCCCCAGTCCTGACGGAAGTTGGAGACTACAAGCTGCTTCAGTGATGCGCTAGAACCAAATTCACTAGTCATGAACTGGGCGTTACCTTCCTTGCGGTTGGTGCTCTCATTTGTGAAGAAGTCTGTCACTGCCGAAAGAGCGTCAAGACGAGTGCGGCCTTGGTTACCCTTACCTTGATCGAACAGCTCCACCATACGTGCGCTCTTCTGCCTCATGCCATTGGTAGCAATCTTAGCGTTCCTACCTTCTACACCCATCAGCCATGAACGTGCTTCATCACGGGAGCAGGGAGTGGCATCAGCCTCAGTGAGGAGGGCTTTGTAGTCAGAGGAAGTTGATGTGAAGGCGTTCATAGCCTTGATCAGTCGTTCAATGTTCACATCCAGATTGAGGGTGTGCTTTGCTTTCCCTACCTCCTGTCCTGCGTTCATTGATGCGTTGAACGTATTCGCACACACGATACACACGTTGTTGTAGCGAGTGGTGAATGAAGTGCTCTTGTCAAAGGAGTCGATGATGTTGATGTAGTCCTTAAACTCACGATCTCCAACACGGAAACCCTCACTGATCTTCAGAGAAGCAAAGATTTTACGGCGATCATCCACACTACCTGCGGAAATGATTTCATAAGGGGTGTCTCCCATTCCTTTCTCTACCACATTCCAGAATGCTTTGATGCTGGATGGGTGATAACTCTTGCCGTAAGGCTCTCCTACGGGCTGCCAGTCATCAGTGGCTAGGAGTTGCTTGAAGGAGGGTGATTCAATCATCACTTCCTCTGTCGCTCCAGCCTCATTGGTCTGTAGGGTTTTGTAGTAGATGGGAGTTTCCACCACTTCATAGGGGTGTGCTTCCTCTGCGGTAATCACTTCACGGATTGTTGTTTTGGAATGCCAAGCGTTTTCCTGTCCGAGCTGAATATCTCTAGTTTCAATTTGATGTGCCATTGTTTTGTTCCTTTGTTTGTGTTTGTTGTTGTTGTGAGAGTTGCTTTTAGTCTCCGAAGTAGAGACGGGCTTCTTTTTTAGTAGCTTCTGTGACCTCGCGGGTATCGCTGCCTTGGTCTTGGATATGCGAGTCACCATCGCACCACGCTCTTGACTTCATTGCTGACGCTTCCTCTAGTGAGTTGGCTTCCACATAATCCTCAAAGACGAGGACTTGCGTCACTCTGATTTTGTATAGTTTACTCATAATGCGGGTGGGTGTGTTTTATTTTGTTGTTGTTGTGAGAGTTGCTTTGGCGATTGCCTTCCTTGCTCTACTGATTCAAGGACGATCATGCTGCACCTCCCTTTGCTTTAGTGATTGCTTTCTTGAAATTTCGGTGAAGTTGAGACATCGCACCGATTGAATTCAGGTTGTAATTTCCAGTTAGGTAATCATCAGCCTCTTTCAGCGCCTCCAGCATCTCGGGAGCGGCAGCTATCAGTCGGGCGTTGGCTGACATATCGCCGACGCCCATTGGGTATGTGTCAGCTAAAAGATCATATGTTGCGTCTGTAAAGATCGCGCCCACCAACGTGTCGGCTATCCAAGGTCCCGGTGTGTGTTGTGTCATGATTGTTCTTGTGAGAGTTATTTGTGAGATCACCAACCTTGATGGATGCGCTGATCTTGCTTGGCGAGATCCGAAACGACTTCGATCACCTCACCCTTGAGGCAGATAAGAAGGATGTCATTATGTTCTCCGGGGACTGTATAGAGTTTGCGACCGCTGTGTCCGTTTCCGTTGACTAGCTTCCTGCCGTTGATGTAGTTGGAGAATGTTCGTGTTTTAATTTTCATAATCATCATACTCAATCCCCAAGCTCCGAAGGAGCTACAGGTCGCTCTTCCTCCGTGTCCTCAAACCTCGAAAGGATGGCTTCAGCAGCTTCAGTGCGGTGATAGACGCAACCCTCATGGTCTTCAAGAAGCTTGAGGGCTTTCAGGATGAGGCTTTCTAGGTATTCTTCACGATTCATATCCATCTCTAAAGCGACGAAGGAGCTACAGTTAGGCAATTACAGGTTTGTCTTGCAGCTTCATCCAATTGATCTTGAATTTGAATGCGTGGTATTTTCTCATCTTCTTTCCCACTTCCTCTTTATTCTTGGCTCCACAATAGCACTGCCACTGTCTACCGTCCTTGCTGGTGAGTGAGATTAGGTAAAGGTTGTGTCTCATGATTCAGGGGATGGTGTCTCGTATTTCGTAACAGAGTAACGGAGGGTCTGGCCTCCTGACTCGTGTCGCCGGACTGAGCTTTGGGAGCCGAGGTAGGTGCTCACGATCCACCCTTCCTCTTGGGCGTTATCCTCCAACCATGCAGCGAGTTTGTCTCTGTCGTAGCATTTGAGCGGACATACTATCTCGCGCCTCTCAGCGACTCGGGTCTTTCCGATGTGTTCCAGCCCTATCAGTTCTCCCTTCATAGGGACGTAGGAGAGTCCTGTGAGGACTTCAGCGAAAGCCTCAAGCTCAATCTCAGCGTCGAGGAACTGAATGCGGCTCGTCTCATCCATGATGGCGATGCTGATATATTTTCGTCCGTTGCTGCACTGTGGGCGGGAGATTGTTAGTTTTAAAGGTAGTTTCGTTTTCATGATTTGTTGGTGGTGCGAAGGGTGATTTCTCGGTCGATATACCATCGGGCTTTTTCAAGATCCTCAATGGCATTTCCTTTCTCGTCAGCTCTCCAGATGTATTTCACAGCATTACCTAGGCAAAAGCTCATGTGCTCCGTGATTTGTATGCACTCCACCCCGCTAGCGTGAGCTTTATAATGGGGAGGCTCGTTCACCATATCTGTCTCAGCATCCGGTATGGATGTGGTTTCTGTTATGGTCGGATCTTCCATTAGGTCTTCTAGGGTGGTAGTCGATGGTGCCCATTCTTTGTGAATCATGGAATGTTTGGAGCGCCATTCCATTTTTACGTCGTCCCAGCGCCATTCGTATTGCGGGAAATCCTCTTGTATTTCTTTAAATATTCGGTAGGTTGTGTTCATAATTTCAGTTTCTTAGCTTCAGCTCTCGCTAGTCGTTCTTCTCCGCTCTTTTTTAAATGGCACCCAACACAGAGTGCTTGGTATCCATCCTTCTCAGAGAACATCCTCTCTATGCAGTCATCCCATGTGGTAAAGCCAGTGACAGGAATGACAGGCTCGATGTGATCGGACCTCATGTCCCCCTTGGCGAATGTATCTTTGCACTCAGGGCATTTGTGCAGCTTGCATCTACGTCCAGTGGCCGGATTAGGTCCATCATCTACGTAGCAGGCATTGATGCAGTTGAATTTAGGTGCCCAGCGGAGATGTCCTGCACGTAGCAGGTTCTTGATGAAGGTGTTCTTCTTAGCGGCAGTCCATTGACCATTGCAATAAGGGCGATCCAAACCCTCTCTAGGGACGGGACGTTTTCTTTTCTTTTTAGCAGCCATGTTAGTCGGACTAATCTTCTCTACCCCAAGTTCCTATTGAACCATATCTAGCTGTCATCTGCGGCAGTGATGCTCCCCTAGCGAAGTTACACTCTTCTGGACATCCATTCTTGAAAGCCAGATAGTTCTCAAACTGTCTAGCGGAAGGACCAGCCTTGCAAAGAGTTGGCTTTACCTTCTCTAATTTCAGAATACGGGCTTCTAGAGATTTGATTCTACGGATTAGTTTTTTCTTTTTCATTTCTTTGAAAGGGCTTCGATAATATTCTCTGCAAAGTCGTTGATTGATGGGTGGCTGAGTCTTGAGAATGCTTCTCCGTGCTTCTTGATGAAAGCCCTCCAAGCCTTCCTTGTAGCTAGAGGTAGCTCTCCCCGAGGAGGTTCTATCTCTCCCGCTTTACGGATGATGGGGACAATCTTCTCCACGTTGTCCTTCATGGCTGCATCAAACTCTGCCCTGTCAGGGCGTAGTGTGGTTCGCTTGCTCACTCCCTCATGAATCTTCACAAGGTGCCATCCATCTCTCCAGCCATCACATTCGTAGTGATCTGCGACAGGGATGTATTTCCTGCCTTCTTTTCGGAATAGCTGGTTACGTTCCTTGTCTCTAATTCGGTCTGCTGCGTTTGGTCTCATTTCTTTTCCTTCGCTTTAGCTAGCTCTCTCTCGAAAATCTTGTAGGCATCTGCCTCATTGGTAGCTGTGAAGCCGTATGTTCCCCATTCATTGTTGCTGGGACCATGTTCAGAAGCCTCAAAGTGCTTTCCAAACCTCATTCCCGCCTTTGATTTACGAACGTGCATGATTTCCCATGTCTTATTGGTCTCATCCTTCACTCCAATGAAGGCAACTACATCATCCTTCCTCCAGATGGCGGCGAATTCGAAGCCGTTCCTTTTGTATCCGGTTAGTTCTTTCATGAGTTTTTAGTCAGGTATGTTGAATCCCACTTCCAATTCATCACTTTCATCTTCGATTGGCTCTTGCCATTCCTTGAGGGATTGCTTTTGACGCTTTGTCATCTCCTTCTCAGGAGTTCGGGGCATTACGAAACCGTGCCTAATTAGGTCTTGATGCTCTTTAGCTGTCGGATTTGGATATTGTTTCATGGATTAGTCCGACTAAAGGCTAGTAGCCCTTCTTCTTTGGTTTAGGTTGTGGTTTCGGTGCTGGCTTCTTCTTTGCTGGCTTCTTTGGTTTCGTATATTTCATGGTTTTGTTTGTGGATGTTAAAAGATGGACAGCACTATGTCCATTTCTTTTGGGACAGGATCAGTAACATCGTAGTAATCTAGGATGGCAGTAATGAAAGCCTCGCTCCTATCCCCTCGGTAGATTCGGATCTCTTCCAAGTCTCCCTCGTAGTCACATGATTCCTCCATGTAGCCGTCGTGCGGATCTATCCCCACCTTCTGACCTATTTCGTATAGTAGTTCATTTTTCACACCATAGAACGCTCTATTGGTGCATCCGAACGCTATTTTAAAGAAAGGTGATGGGGATACTATTTCTGTTTTGATTGGTTTCATAGGTCGTTGTTGGTGGAGGGTAGTGAATGAAGTGGTGATCTAGCTACCCATTCCGCGAAATCTCCCTCGTAGTGCCATGCACATTTGAAGTTCTTGTGTCCGCCCATACCTTTAGGTGTTTCTGTGGCGTAAGAGGAAGGCCATCCACCAGAAGGCCCTTTCACCTCCTTAATCACTCCGAATCCACCAGCGTGAAAGCGAACAACATCACCAATATTGTATTTAGGATTTCCCTTAGGCTGCTCACAAGCCCACTCCCCATCCGTGAACTCTCTACGGTGATCTTCACGGGATTCAGGTCCGGTAAACCACCTGTAAAAATCCTTAAACCAAGCATCTTGCCTCTCCTTACTTCCTTTTTCTGGGTATGGTGTTTCTGATTCGTTCATCTGGTTTCTTGTTTGGTTTTGAGTAGTAGTGAAAGTTTCTTTCGGAAGGGTTTAATCAGAATAGAAGACTCTTAGGAGTTCCAAATTGGAATCCTAAAGCAGTCTGAGTCACTAGAAGCACATCCGTTTAACGGAACAGCGTTCGATCTTCTCACTCTTCCTTTCGGAATGGGATGAACCATTGTCGAAGGTGCGTTGGAGAGTCTTTACAGCCAGAGCGCACGAGTAATCTATCTAGCATGAGCCTAAGCCCTTTGCCTCCGAAGCCCGTTACTGGACGATGAACCGGAGAAACAAAGAACCCCGAGGCAGGAGGTGAGGAACTGCACTCGGGGTCTTGTGGCTTGCGCCGTTTGAAAGAGGTTTGACACGAATCTCACCTCCTGTCAGAGCCAAGGTGACAGAGGCAGGGGAGAGATCAAGAGCTTTCTTCCTTTTTTCTCGTTTCCTTACCCAAGGCTGCTGCCTCATTTAACCAAGGCTTACTATTGGGGGATTGTTTTTCCTCCCAAGGGAAGACTTTTGATGGAGACTTCACCTGCATACTCATGCCTGTTTGAAAGCAATCCCTCCACCTCTCGGCCTCCTTACGAGCTTCATTGAGTCCTCGCTCTAATTCACGAGCATGGTGCATCATGCGGAGGGCTTTTGTGTCCCAGTTGCCATCATGGGAGGCGACTGCATCTGTTCTTGGTGTTTTAGTGTTCATGGTTCATCTTTCTCCCAAGGGAGGTTACGAGAGGCTGTTTCTTCTGTGTATTCACCGTTGCAGTGCATTTCCATCCACCACTCCGCTTCCTTACGGGCTTCGATCAAATCAAGCTCAATGGAGCGAGATTCGTTCAGTAGGTCACACCACCGATGAGCGTCCTTATCGTCACCTGTTCTGCCCATGTAGTAGGCTGCTCGGTTTGTTCGTGGTGTATCACTCATGATCTTTCTCCCAAGGGAGCTTCTTTTTGGGTGAGCTACACCAAGTGAGAGTGAAGTCGTAGAATTTATCCCTCCAGCCCTCCGCCTCCTTACGGGCTTCATTGAGTTCGCGCTCTAGGTCACGGGCGAAGTCAGCGACCACTCCCTTTTGGATTAAGTTCTCCCTATCACGCAAGAAGGCGTCGGTTTCTGGTGTTTTAGTGTTCATGGTTTGATTGGCTTTTCCTTGAATTCCTTGAGAAATTCGTAATTAGCAAGTGCCACTTGACGGAACCTTGGCCCATCCGCTGGGCTTCCGTCTGGGTAGCTTAAAATATCCCATACAGACAACAGATGTATTGCTGCATCTAGCTGGGTATCGAACTTCCTACCATCGACAACGAAGTGTGTTTTAGCGTTCTTAATCTCTGCATCCACAACCCCTTGGGCATCGGAGGTGGTCATTCCTTCCTGTTCCATTGCCTCCACTCTTTCTTCGTATGTTGGTTCAGTGCTCATGATTCCTCTTTCCTTCTTTTCTCTCCAAAGGCCGCTGCTTTCACCAGCCATGGTTCAAGAACAGGAGATCCATCTCCCTGATCAATTTGATCCCACACCATCTGAGGGATGTATTCTCTCACATCCTCATCAA